GATCTGTCGAATTTGTTCCTTTGCAACTGCCATAAAAAATACTCCTTTTCGATAAGAATTGTCATATCTGAATTCTTACCAAAAAGGAGTTATTTTTTACCAAAAACACAAACTATTTTACACTACCCCGGGAATTAATCCCGGAAGTTTTTTGTTGTCTTTGTTTCTTTAAATTGCAATCAGATCTTTCCATGTTGCCGGTCCACATACTCCGTCAACCTCAATGACTCCGTTTCTGTCTTTCTGATATGCTTTAAGTGCATAGATTGTATTGTCTCCGGCTTTTCTGTCTAAAGACAGTGGTTTGCTGTTTCTTCCTTTGTATCCTCTTGCAATAAGAATCTCCTGCAAGAGTAATACAGATGTTCCCTTGCTTCCTAACTGTACAGTTTCTGGCACAAACATGTATTTACCTCCTGTTACTAAATTGTTGTCTGTTTTTGTTTCGCCTGCAGTAATGTTCGTTTCGTTTACAATACTGTAATCCGGTGTACAGAATTTTGTTCCAGGGAGCTGACTGTTCAGGTAACTTTTCGCGCATACTCCTCCGCCGTTAGCTACGATTTCAGATGCTCCGGACGTATTGCCCTCGATTGTATAGAATCTGTCTCCGATTACTGCTGTAACGATTCCTGTGTGTGCAAAAGTTCCTCCGCGGTAAAAGATCACAATATCTCCTACTTTTGGGTTTGCGTTCCTTGTGAAAAGGTTTCCTAAAGTCGGACAATATACATATGGCCAATGTTTGAGAAGTTTCTTTGCAGTCTCTAATCCGAACGCTTTCATAAAGCACCAGCTCACAAAGCAGGCGCACCATGCCTGTCCCTGGTATCCTGGGTAAACGTCGCGCCAATATTTTGTGTAATTGGCTGATCCTGCATTTGCGGTTTTGTCGTCCAGTTGATAGTTACTTTTTTTCTCTATGTATCCAATCTCATTTTTTGCAATCATTATAACTTTCTCAATTGCTTTATCCATGTTTGTTCCTCCTTCCTGTACAGCATAGTCTTTGTAGAACACATTTCTGTCTACCGTTCCGGCAATCCCCGGTATCTTTGCTTTACTTGAGTACTGCCATCCTACTCCGAAGTCTGGGCGCAGGCGTTCCTGTAATGTTCCATTATCGTTTTGTGGATAGCTCGCTACCCAAAATTCATACTTTTTCAAATGGCTGCATATTACATTTTCGTACCAGTCTACATTGCAATAGATTCCGAACTTATATCCTGCATTAACAATAATCTTTTCAAATGCTTCTGTCATTTTGTGGAGACTTTCAGCTCCAAGTGTTCTCTGATTGTTCCACTCAAGATCTAACCAGACTGGAAATTGCAATTTCCGTCCAGCTAATACAGAAATAATTTTCTGTGCCTCTGACTCAATCTCTGGGATTGTCATTGCATAAGAGTATTTATATACTCCTGTTGGAATGTTATGTTCCTGGCACGCTGCATAATTTTTTTCAAAATAATTATCTGTAACGTTCCCGACTTCTGTGATCCGGAGAATAGCAAACCCCATACCGTAATCCGCGACTGTTTTCCAGTCGATGTTTTTCTGCCAGGCGGAAACGTCAATTCCTTTGATTTCCATATTTTCCTCCAGAAAAAAGCCCGGCATTATACCAGGCTGTGCAAAATTATTTTGTTCCATCAGAAAACAAGTTGTTCAGGTTTTCGTCCGCCTCTACTTCCGGGATTCCTGCGACGCTTGTGAGCAGACTTACAACTCCGGCCACTACTGCAGACGATACAACCATCTTCCAGTCCACTGCAGAGATCACGCTTCCGGCTCCGATCACGCCCACTGCAGTCTGTGCCATTGTCTTTACTGCTCTGATTCCTGCTTTCTTCCACCATTTCACTGTGTCTACGCTTGGCTTAAATACGCAATTTTTAAACATTTTGCTCCTCCTTATAATCCAAACTGTTTTGCAATAATTCCAACTGCAATACCTAATATAGCTGTTAATAAGTAACTTGTTACTGTCCGCCACTTTTCCCCGTCTCTTGACTCAAGAGCTTCCAGTCTTGCGCTCTGCTGTCCCTGCTCTTTCACCATGTTCTCCATGTTGTTCGCAAGTGTCTGTACAGATGCAACTAATTCCTGGAGCTGCTGAACACTGTTTTCCAGAATTTCAATCCGCCTGTTCTGGCGATTATCTTCTGCTTCAATTCTTTTGCGAAACTCCTCATGCTCCGCCCTTGAAATTGGTTCATTGTCCATATTTGTTTCCTCGTCGTCTACGTCTACATATTTCCGGCATGAATACTCAATTATATCTAAATCTTGCTGTATATCCTCCAGAGACTTTGCTTTCTCTTTATCCTGAATATACAGCAGTAAATCATAAATAGAGGACCATTGCCTGCTAATAATTTGTAATTTAGTCATGCTTCCCGATTACTCAGTAATTTCCTCCATACCTGCATCAATAAGGAGTTTTTTCACCTTTTCTTTTAACAGACGCGGAACTCTGTTGTATTCCTCTTTTGCTTCCTCAATAGTTTCTTTGCTTAAAATTTCACTCGCCCATAATTTCGCCATCATATCTTTGTCTCCTTTGCTTAACAATAAAATAATTAGATTTCTACGCATAAACCTGTTCGCTCATTTCCAGTAGGCAGTCTTTCAACATTTCGATCTGTTCTGCCTGTTCTGCAAATTTCTGTTCAGTGCTTTTTTCTTTCTCCGGAATATATTTCAGATATTTTTCCGGTGATGCTCTTACAGTTTCCTCTGAGATCTTCTCCTGTTTTTCCCGGAACTGGTTAAAATCATATTCGAATACTGTCTGTTCTGTCTCCGGATCCGTATCCGGATAAGTTTCTGTAACAGTCTTTTCATTCAGACATATCATTACATCCACGTTTCCATCAGGCAGCGCATTCCAAGTTACAGGATCCTGTTTTTCTGTAAATCTTGCTTTCACGACTTACCCTCCTTTTCGCTTTCTCAAATATCTTATCTACGTTATACTTTTCTCTGAAATATTCAGAGTCGGAATGTTTGAACCATCCGTAATATGCTATACACCGGTACGCAAGATCTAATGGTATCGCTTTTCCTTTCTCTGCATACTTCCCGGCTTTTACAAATGCCCTGCGTCCTCTCAGGAAAATGCTCCGCCTTACTTCTGTGTGATCCCGATATATTTTGAATCCCATCATATCAATAGGTTCTCCATGATGTTTTCCGTCTTTGTCTATCCAGTCGATCTGGAACAGCTTCCAATCTGGTTTTACCGTCAGATCTAAATACTCATTCATGTATTTAATCAGGAGTTTCATTGCTTTTCTCACATCTGCCTTTCTGCTTCCGATCAGTAGGAAGTCGTCCATGTAGAACAACACATGATTAATCAGCCTGATTTCTTCTGTTGTTCCGTCTCGGTGTTTCTTCCTCTTGAACAGCTTTTCAGCAGCATAATGATAAGCTGCACTCAGATAATAATTACAGAGCCATTGGCTCAAGTATGATCCGATTGACAGCCCCTGATCGAATGAGTCAATTAAAACGAAAGTCAAATAAAGCAGGTCCTCATTTCTGGCCTGCTTCTCTAACATTCTTTTCAATTTTCTCCTGTTGATGGATGGATAGCATTTCCGGACATCTCCCTTTGCTGCTACTCTGGTCTTGCCCGGATTCTTGCGGATCCAATTTTCAATTGCTTCTTTTCCATAGATCTGTCCTCTCCCTGGAATGCTCGCACATTGATAAGTTCCTACTTTTCTTACAAATAATTCTTTTAATCCGTTTGTGGCTACATAATCGTATATCTGCTGTTTTATGCACTCAACACCTATATCTCTTACTTTCCCTGAATTTCCATCCAGCCTTGCGCTTGTCTTTATAGGATCAAAAGATACTTTTCTGAGTTTTATTTCTTCTTCCATTCCTGCCGCTGCTGTGCAGACTAAATTATGTAACCAGTCTTTAAAGTTTTCTTTTATAATCCTGTGTATCTGCCTGGCTGTAATAATATTCGTATAGTTTGCCAGAAATCGGGCTGTATCCATACGGTTCCATTTATCGCTCAGACATTCATAGATACATGCGGTTATAAAGTTCTGATCTAATGTTATATTTTTACAATACCGTTTCATTCGTTTCTTGATATAAGGGGTTTTCGGTTTTTCTACTCACCCCACGCATGAATCAACTGCATTCATGGTCCTTGTCCCAGGCTCCTATGCTCCCGATCACAAGGTTCGGCTTCAATCAAATTTCGGTGATGCCCCACGCTGCTGTTGCAGGCTCCGTCCTGCGGAGCGAAATGTAACACAAATATCAAATCATTTTCAAGAAAATCCGGAGACGATATTCCAGTTCGCATTGCCAACGCCATTGTTCGCATTCAGAATCCAGAGGCCGTAAATCGTGCCATTGTTCAGATTGCCCAGGGACAGCCAGGGAACAGGAACCGCTACCTCGTGTTACAAGTCCGTAATTTATTGCTATTCTGCTTTTTCGAAGTTGATTAGTTATCAGTTACATAGAGGGGACAGCCCCTCTGTCAGGCTGCCGCCTGCCATTCACCCCGTGTGCCGTTCGGTGAAACGCCGGAGACGAAAGACCAGGACGCACCGCCAACGCCATCGTGCGCATACAGAAGCCAGAGGCCGTAAATCGCGCCAAGGTACAGAGAGCCCAGGGACAGCCATTCTCTTTGGCCGCTCGTGCCTGAATCTGTATACAGTCCATTGCAGAATCCTGTTGTACTTCCGGCTTTTGTTTCCGTCGGTACCATGATTCCCAGGGCTGGATCAACAAAGCATTTTGAGATGTATTTCCATGATGCTACTGTGTATGTTACCTGAGCCGCTACTTTCTTGTATCGTGTCTTTGCTGCATTCATATCCGTTGTAAGCAGTGACGCATCCATACAGATGTATACGTCTCTCTTTGGTGTTCCGTCTTCATCTGTAACAATATCCATAAATACATTACTGAGGACTTCATAAGCACCGTATCCGGTTTCGATTCCCTGGATCTTGAATGGATTCTTGTTATCTGTATTTGAGAACGGTGATCCATCTGATCCAAGCACGCTGTCGGTTGAGCCGGTCCGCCATGGCATTGTTGAGATGCAGGTCGTTAATGTCGTGTTGAATGGTTCTGTGTCCAAATATATTGCAGAATTTGTATCGTCTACCGGTTCAATCTTCAAGATCTTCACGTCATATGCGAGGTTGTGCATGTATGCGTAATATCTATCTTTATTTGTATTTGAACCAATATCCCCGACAGATACATAAGACCCAACAATATAATTGTTTGCTTTTGCTTTTGGTAGAATTACTCTTGTTACTCCGGTTTCTGCAACTGTTGCCATTTCCTGTGATGTATAAGAATTACATCCGGTCATAACGCTCCGGCTGTTCGTAGTTGCGTACAAAATAATCATCATAAGCTGTTTGTAAAAGAGATCCCAGTTTGTTGTCCCCACGTACATTGAGCCTTTCTTTCTCATGTATGCGATCAGTCCTGTGTGTGATACTGGTTTTCCTCCTTTCTGGCTTCCGTTTGCCAGAATCAGCCCTGCGGAGCTGTACGGCACTCCATCAATGTCTCCTGCCCCGTATTTTCCATGAATCATAAAAGGTGATATTGTTCCGTCCGGATTAATTGACTCTCCCATTGGTCTAAGTCCAAGAGCTTCGTTTGGACTGTCTGAGTAATGATAATCTACATACTCAGGATTGTCTGTGATGCCAACCCACGCGGACATTGTGACCTCTCCCACATCTACTTTTCCGGTCTTTTTAAAATCCGGCTGTCCCTGCAGTGCAGTCACATGGTTAAAACCTTTATCATCTACGGTAAAATTGCATGGAAAGTGCATGAATACGCCAATTTCCCTGTAATCATCCTGTCCAATCACTGTATTTGTAGACGGTTTTCTCACCAGTCCTTCATTGTCATTCATTTTCACTCCTGTCGGCTGGTGGATGTGTCATACTTGTAGATTCTGGTTGTGTAGACTTTTCCCGTTCTGCGGAGGGCAAAGAAATTTGAAAGTGCGTTTTCAATTCCTCCACCTGCTGCAGTAATATTCTGGATCTGTTTGTTTGCTTCTGTCTGTAAATTGCTCACCGCAGTTTCTCCGGTCGTCTGGAGATCCGTCTGCAGCTGTGTTCCTTCTGTGATTTTTTCTCTCAGGGATGTGTTCAGATTAGAGGCGGTTTTATTTGTTGAATCCAATCCTGATTTTGTCTGTGTCGCAGTTGCATTTGATGAATCCAGAGCGGTTTTGGTTTTTCCGGCCGCTGTGTTTGAATCATCCAGATTCTTTTTTGCTGTATTTGCTGTTGAGACTGTGGTATCCAGCTGGCTTTTTAAAGCAGTTCCCTGTGTAATATCAGAGTCAAGTCCCTGTTTTAATGTCGTTCCTTGAGAAATATCTGATTCCAGATTTCCTTTTAACGTCTGTGCGGTGCTTATGGATCCATCCAGATTAGTTTTTCTTTGTGCAGCCGTTGCATTTGTACTGTCCAAATTCTTTTTTGCTGTATTTGCTGTTGAAACTGCAGTATCTAGCTGACCTTTTAAAGCAGTTCCCTGCTCGATATTCGAATCAAGACCCTGTTTCAAGGCTTCTGCTTTCTTTACATCTGCTGCAAATGTCTGTTCTGTATGTTCGTTTTTCGCTACTTTTTCGGTTATATCTGTCTGCGCTTCGAGAATGTCAGTTTTAACCTGATTGTATTCGTTGTTTTCATCCGAGACTGCATTTATCGCATTAACAATCGCATCTCTGACATCTCGCCCTTTTTGCGCTTTTGCAATCTGATCTGTGTATTTTTTTACGTTTGCCACTTTTATTCCCCCTTATTTACAAGGCAGTCTGAATATTCTTTTGACTTTAAATCTCTTACTTCTGACAGAACAGAGGTAAGCATGTAATCCATTAACGACGCAGGGATTCCATACTGTGCCATTGCTCCAAATACCACGTTTCGAATTTCTTCTGTTCTTTTGTCCAGGATTGCCCCTAACGGAGGAGCTTCTACTGCTTTCTCTACTGTATTATTATCCTCTTTCTGTTCCTGTGCGGTGCTTTCTTCTGTGTCCGACTCGGACACCTTTGTTTCTTCCTTAATAGTTTCTTTATTGTCCTTTTCTTTTACTTCATTCATTATGCTGTTTTCTCCTTTTCCTCATAGAGATTTTGAATCAGTTTAAGCATTACCGGAATTAATACACGAAAGTTCCAGTCTTCCGGTTCTCCTTTTTCATTTAACTGTGCCGCTTCCGGGAAAATGCTGTATATGTCTTCTGCATAAAATCCCGGCATTTTCTTTCCGTTTAACCAGTCTTCTGGACTGAGATAATTTTCTTTGTATTTAAACCATATCACTGGAACATTCAGCATTCTTTTCGCTTCATCTAATGTCATGTTTGCAATATGATCTTTATATCGCTTGGATGATGATGACAAATAAGCCACTGTTGCTCCGTCGCTTGCAAATACCATATGGCCTCCAGATGTCACATGGGAAAGATTAAATACTTTAAATGCGTCAGAACCATCCGAAAACTTTGAAGTACCCGTATGTATCTCTAACCCTCCATTAAAAATGAAAGCATGTGATCGCATACTTAACGTTGCATATCCGGTGGTTATTTTTCCGCTTGTAACCGTAAAATTTCCGATAGTTCCTTTCTTCGCTGCAAATGAACCGTCTGTGTTAATTTTAAAATAAGTATTCGCAGTAACCAAACCGTTGAAGTCAATTTTTGATGCGTTAATCTTAACGCTCTGCGCTGTCTGGTTAATTGATGATGCAATATCTCCCTTTGAAACTTTGCTGCTGATTGAAGTCTCGGTCTGCGTGATCCGAGAACCAAGACTACTTTCTGCATTCTTTGCCCTCGATACCTCTGATGTGATAGAGCCTTCTGCTACGGTAATTCTGGATATTGCAGTGTCCGCTGTATTTCGCAGTATCTGCAGTATCTTTCGCTGCATCCGCAGTGCTTTTTGCAGCGTCCGCCTGCGCTTTTGCAACGCTAATGTCCTGATCCTGGATTCTTTCCCATGATGCTGTTTTGCTTCCGGATGTCGTTCCGGAGCACTTCCAGAGCAGATTGATGTTATTTCCATAATTTCCATGGTTCGGACTTTCCGGATATGTTCCTTTTGACAATTCTGTTACTGTGTAGTTTGGTAATGATTCCGCAGTTCCGGTTCCTTCTCCTGATGCACTTGTCACTGATGCTATGCTGAATCCGTAGAAGTTACAGCTTGAGCTATCTGTGCGCCAATATACATAAAATTCTGATGCCGGAACAAAGACGGAAGCTCCTGCTATATCAGTCCCTCCGAATTTCCCTGCAAGTTTCATGGTTCCATTATCGTTGTAATAAACCTTTACATAATCGTAATTTACGCTTTCTGTTCTGGAATCGGATGAAAATGTGATCTTTAATCCCGGAGTTTTGTACGTGTACCTATACGCATATCCAGTTGTAATATCATAGTAAATATCCCCGACATGCAAAGATTTCAAATCATCAGTTGTCCAGGCTGAGGCTGGTTCATTTGATGTCGTCGGAATCTTACTTCCGTAGAAATTTCCGTTTTTCTCAGATACTGCCTGGCGTACTGTGGTTACTTCAAGAGTGATGTTGTCTACTGCCAGTTTTATAGCTGTATTCATTTGTTCTGTCGTAGAATAGTTTTTCAGCTTTGTATCTGTATCTGCTTTTGCGTTCTTTTCTGCCTGATCTGCCGCAGTCTGTCCGGCTTTCGTGGCATTTGTTTCAGCGTTGGCTGCTGCCGTCTGCCCGGCTTTTACTGCATCTTTGTATTTTTCTTCCACCTGTACTGTTGTCGTATAGGTTTTTGACACCTCTAAGGAAATGCTATCTGCAGCTTGTTTAATCGCACTGTTCATTTCCAGTGTCGTCGAGTAATTCAGCAACTTTGTGTCTGTATCTGCTTTTGCATTCTTTTCTGCCTGATCTGCCGCAGTCTGTCCGGCTTTTACTGCGTCTGTATACTTTTCTTCAAGCTGGCCGGTTGTGGCATATTTTTTTGATACTTCCAGGGAAATGCTATCCGCCGCCTGATTGATTGCGCTGTTCATTTCTACTGTCGTAGAATAGTTTTTCAGCTTTGTATCTGTATCGTCTTTTGCATTCTTTTCTGCCTGATCTGCCGCGTCCTGGCCTTCCTGCACTGCGTTTGCATAGAGTTTATTTGCCATTTCCTGTGTCGTATATGTCTTTGACACTGTTGAAAGAATATTTGTCTCAGTCACTGTTATTGCTGATCTGAGTTTTTCTTCCTCTCCCTTTGCCCTGGATACTTCTGCAGTTATGAGTCCTTCCTGTACTTCAATCTTTGAAAGTGCAGATTCTGCAGTGCTCTGCGCCGCTTCAATGTCCTTGTCTTTTACTCTTGCCCAACCATATTCGTTACTATCATTTTTTTGATATTGATAAGCATAACCAGTCGCAGTATTGAAAAAGAGATCTCTTTCATGCTCCTGTCTCAATTCATCAGTTGTCCAGGCTGAGGCTGGATTGTTTCCGGAAGTGGTTCATAATTTCCATACCAGTTTCCGGATTTTCTTTCTAACTGCTGCTCCAGACTTGATACAGAAAGAGTTATTTTCCCATCCATAGCTTCTATGGACGTTGTGACCTCTTTTAATATTGCTTTTTTATTTTCTGAGTCCCCGTCAGATATTTTTGTTTCAATGTAATTTTTACATTCTGTTGACAGGGCTTCTGTTTTAATTGAACCGGCAAGGATTCTCTCTCCCAGAATGGTTCCGTCTAAAGTCATGCCGACGGTATATGGACCGGCATAGCCATTGTGCGAACCTCCGATTCCGTTTTTATTTATCTGCAGTATATTTGTTGCCTGGTTTTTATCCGGTGCGTCCATGTACAAATCTCTGAGCCAGAGACCGTTTTCATCAAATTCGGTGAGCTTATATCCACCTTTCGCTCCCGTCATTTGCTTCGTAAGGTTATCAATTGCAGACTTCATCCATTCTGTCTGAACTCTGCCTGCGTCTGTTGTCTCTTGTCTGATCTGTGTGAATGTTCCGGATGTCTGATCTGTAAAAGACTGCTGCAGGTTTTCTCCAAGTGTCAGCTGTGCTTGATCTGGCTGTTGCAATGGTATTTTCATTTCCATAACCGGAAGAACTTTCTTCATTCCGTATGGAATCGCATTGCAAAGCACTCTGTCCCCTATATCAAACGAATCGTAATCCTGTCCGAATAAAGACAGATCTACGGCAGTCAGTGAAATAACAAGGCTTTCATACTGGTTACTTGTCAGAAATTCAGTTGCTTTCTTTAACAGGTTTGCCGGAACTGATACGTCGTCCCATTTTTCTGTTCTCCATACCCAGCCAAAATTTTCAACTGCTTCTTTGCTGTATATGTAATCTTTTCCATCATTTACTGATGTAATATCAATGTTTTTTTCAAGTCGTTCAAATTCGGATGCGTTTTCGTCTGTTTCCTGTTCGATTGCTGCCCCCAGCGGAATCAGAGCTGTGATAACATCATCTGCTGTCATTGTCTCTGAATAATCCATCAGGTTTTCCCCGAATTGTATAGGCTGTTCACAATATTTTCCGTATTCCTGAATAGTCAGCCAGTCAAGATACAGTTTATCGTTCTCGTGCCTGAGCCGCAGGTATCCTCCCAGGCGGTCAACTAATTTATCCCGGATTGCTTCCAGTGTGTTCTCTCTGTCTGTAATTCTGTACAAAGAATCATTACTGTCGTGGATCGTTACGACTCCTGTATATATCTTTTTTCTGTCTTCCACCTGATTATTGTGAAGTTGTAACCATGCGTCTAACAGATCTCGTGGGGATATATCGTGCCATTCCTGCTGTGGCAGGATGCTGTCAGCAAGGAAAGACAATGCTCCGGTTGCTTTCACCGGTTGGTTCTTAAATCGGTCTTTCTCGCGTGTGCGGACTTCTCCGTAAAAAATTTCTGTATTTCCTCTGTATACAGAAACCATACTTTTTCTGTTGTGGATTTCCCCGTATAGTGGATTTAGCGGTGGAACCTTTAAAGTAAGTTCCCCCGCATATCCAGTCTGTAAATCCAGTTCCGGATTGATAACTGCTGCCTGCCGGTCCCCTGGATAATACAGGACTTTTCCATCTAATTTAATTTTATAAATCACAATGATCCCCTCCTGTAAACAATATCCAGTGTTCCGGATCCCGAAAATTCCAGGGTTTCATCTGTTCCAAATACAACAATATCCGGAAATCTGTTTCTTCCAAGCGTCAGTGTGTATGTCTCTCCGCATCCTGTAACTTTTAAACCTGCTGCACCTATGCTTTTTACATTCAGCACCGGCACTATTGCAATATCTCCAGCGCATACCGTGTATGATCCGGAGCCGGAAATTGTAATTCCGGCTCCCTGATCTATTACTCCAGTTTCAAAATCAAATGGATCCCAAAGCCAGTCATCTGTTGAATCTGCAAGTGAATACTTATATGGATCTGCTTTCGGAATGCTTAAATGAAATTGTCCCAATTCTCTGAACCGGTCAAAATCTGTTACATATACTCTGCCGGTCCAGAAATGTGCCGGGTCATTCGAGAATGTTACTCTCACATTCTTCCCATGCAGCTGTCCTCGAATGTTTGATATGAAGCTATCCCAGTCTTCCCTCGACTTCTTTCCTCCAAGTAAAATATCAATTTCTCTCGATTTATAGATTGTTCTTCCTGCGATTGCTTCTGAACCATCCAGAAATCCGTCTGCACCTGGAATATCAATGTAATATGTTTCCACATCAGGCTCTTTGATATAGTCATTGTTTCCAATCGCGCAACCCCAGTCTGACAGCGTATTAATGACTTTTCCTGTATTTTCAACTGTGATCGTTGCATCTATTGTTAATACATTTTTCATTTATACGCCGCCTCCTTTGCTATTCTTCCAAGTTCTGTATTGATCGCCGGCGCGAGCTTTCCAGCCCACTCTCTGTTATCAAAATAGATTTCCTGTCCTGCGCTCATTACCTGGATCAGCTGTGCCAGCATTCCGGTTATTCCAGTAATATCTGTTTTATTCAGGTTATTAGCTGGTTTCATTGAACTTGTATCTAACTGCATATCCATCTGAACATCTTTCATTGCGTCAGCAACAAGTCCCTGACTCTTTTCGATTCCTGTTGCAAGGCCTTTCATAAAGTCTGGCATCCATTCCTCATAGTAATGCAGCGGGCCTTCGTCCGGTCTGGAGAAATGCAGCCACGATCTGATTGTATTCGCTACGCTTGATACTGCATTCGTTACATTACCTATGCAGCTCCTGATTCCGTTTGCAATACCATTCACGAAATCCTGTCCCCAGCGAACCGCCTGTCCTGGCAATCCTGTAATATAACTGATCGCACTGGAAAATCCATTTACAACAGCGGAATATACACCTGACAGTGCTCCAGATATTCCAGATACAACGCTGTTAAATGTATCAACAGCTCTGTCTTTCATGTTTCCAGCGTATTGTATAACGGTTTCTTTTACGTTCTGCCACGTTTCGGACGTTCTCTCTCTGATGTTATCCCAGTATTCTGAGGCTCTGTCCTTTAAATTCTGGATTGCTTCTGTTGCGCTTTCTTTCAATTTTTTTGCATTGTTGACAACAAACCCTTTGATTGCTGTCCATGCTTTTGATGCTGCCTGAGAAGCAGAATCCCATATTTTTGATACTGTGTCCCGGAATCCTGTAAATAGTGTTGTGACTGCGGTAACAAGTCCTTTTGCCAGAGTGGACACAACCTGCTTAATTCCGGTCCATATTGTTTGCGCTGCGTCTTTGATATTTGTCCAGATATTTGATGCGTCTGTTTTGAGTTTGTCAAAGTTTCCTGTTACCAGGTCGATCAGTAAGATTACCGGTGCAAGAATTGTATTTTTTAACAGCTCCCATGCGCCTGTGCAATCGTTACAAGTCCCTGCCAGATGTTCTGCAGTGTATTAACCGCATTCTGCCATAGTGTTGTGATCGTTGTCACAATTCCGGATATAACCGGATTCTGCATCATTGTCGTCCAGATATTTGCAAAGAAATCTGATATCTGCTGCCAGATACCGGACCACCACGCCGGAACACCCGAAAAAAATGTAACAACGCTGTTCCATGCCTGCGGTATTGTTACGGTAAAAAAGTTTACGATTCCATTCCATATCTGCATGAAAAAGTCTGATACCTGTTGCCAGATTCCAGACCACCATTCCGGAACTCCTGAAAGGAAGTCCATCAGTGTGCCCCATGCCTGCGGTATTGTCTCTGTAAAAAATGACACAATTTTTTGTACAACTGCATTTACTACATCCCGGAACCATTCGCATTTTGTGTACAGCAATACCAGAGCTGCCACAATCGCGGCTATGACAGCAATAACTGGGTTTGCGGCTATTACTCCAAACAGTGCGGTAAAAGCACCTTTTAGCTTTCCAATAATACTCGTTATTGTTGTTAAAGTTTTCATCTTAGAAAACAGTCCTGTAATTGCAGATATTCCGGTTGCAACCTTTCCAACCATTATCAGCAACGGACCAATCGCGGCGACTATCAGTGCAATTGTAGCAACTACTTTCTTCTGTCCTTCGCTCATTCCATTGAGCTTTTCAACAAACCCTTGAATAACCTCTACCGCTTTTCTGATATATGGCATCAGGATTTCTCCGAAGCAATCGCCAGTTCCTGCAAGGCACTCTGCAAAGTTGTAAGCTGTCCAGAAAGATTGTCCTGCATGGTTTCAGCCATATTTTCTGCAGCTCCGTCGCAATTATCAATGTTCTTGATTAGCTTTTCGTAATCTGCATCTGATGCGTTGATGATGGCCAACATTCCGGACATGGCTTCTTTCCCGAAAATAGCTGTTGCTGCCTGGGTCTGCTCTGCTTCTGACATATTTCCCATTGCTTCTCTCAAGAAATCCATTGTCTCTTTAAGGGATTTCATGCTGCCATCTTCGTTTTGTAAAGCCTTATTGTACAATCTTACATTTTGCGTGGTTCCTTCCTGTAACTGTGTCAGGGTTTCGTTTGCGCTTGCAAGCTCTGTCTGCTTTATTTCTAACGTTGCGGCAGCATTTGAGGCTTCTGTTGACTCGGCTCCGTATTTTGATACTGCGTCGTTGTAAGACTGCTGGGCTTTATCTGCAGCAAGAGATGCTTTCTGCACTCTAAGCATTTGCTTATCAACTTTCGCCTGATCTACGGCGGTTGCGGCTTCTGTTGCGTAAAAGCCCCACTTTTCCATTGCGTCTCCGACATCTTTTGACGGTTTAATCATATTTGTCAGAGATGATCTTAGCTGTGTACCTGCCTGTGATGCTTTGATTCCAGAGTTTGCCATAAGTCCAATTGCTACCGCTGTGTCTTCGGCATTGTATCCCAATGCGCCTGCAACTGGTGCAACGTACTTAAATGTTTCTCCCATCATGCTTACATTTGTGTTTGCGCTGGACGATGCCTGTGCAAGCACATCTGCAAAATGAGAACTGTCTTCTGCTTTCATTCCGAAAGCTGTAAGCGCGTCTGTAACAATATCTGATGTCGTTGCAAGATCTTCCCCGCTGGCTGCTGCAAGGTTCATAATTCCAGAGAGACCGTCGTACATCTGCTGTGCATCCCATCCGGCCATTGCCATGTATCCCATAGCGTCTCCGGCTTCTTTTGCAGAGAATTTTGTCTGTGCTCCCATCTCCCTTGCGCGTTCTCGCAACTTGTCCATGTCTTCCGCAGATGATCCGGATATTGCGGCCACGTTTGACATGGAACTGTCAAAATCTGCCGCCGTCTTTACTGCTGCTGTTCCAAGACCTGTCACTGCCGCCGTCACAGGAAGCATTTTTTCTCCGGCAGATGTCAACGACTCCCCTATTTTCCCAGATGTTTCAGAAATCTCGGCCAGTTTTGCAGATCCTGAGCCAACTTCATTCTCAAGAGATTTTAAGCTCTCCTCGGTTTCTATGATTGTCCTTTTCAGAGCGTCATATTGTTCCTGGGATACTTTCCCCTCCTGAAATTTCTGCTGTACTTCCCCTTCTTCGTTTTTCAGAAGTTCCAGCTTTTCTTTTGTGTTTCCGATTTCATCAGACAGTGCTCTCTGTTTCTGCTGTAACAGTTCCGTATTCGTAGGATCCAGTTTCAGCAACTTATCAATTTCCTTGAGTTCTGTCTGTGTAGTATTTATTTTTGCATTCAGACCATCAAGTGACTGCTGCATTTGAGTAGGCGCATTCTTTGCTTCATTCTCCAGAGACTTTAAGCTCTCCTCAGTTGCAATAATTTCTCTTTTCAGAGCGTCATACTGTTCCTGGGAGATTTTTCCCTCTGCAAACTGCTGCTGTGCCTGCTGCTCTGCAGTCTTTAAGGTTTCCAGCTTTTCTTTCGTGCTTTCGATTTCGTCAGCAAGTGCTTTCTGTTTCTGCTGCAACAGTTCCGTATTTGTAGGATCTAATTTCAGTAGATTGTTTATGTCTTTTAGCTGTGCCTGTGTGGTCTTTATCTGTGAATTTACATTTTTAAGTGAATTTTGTAGTCCTGTGGTATCGCCGCCAATTTCAATCGTAAGTCCCTTATGTCGCGGCCTTTGGACAAAAATTATCACCTCCGTTTAGAATTTATCATATCCTCCTGAGTTGCCATTTTCGGCCATTTATAGTCGTCGTTAATTTTTTCCGTAAAAATATCCAGGACAAGACCTACTGTCAGAAGGTCTAAATCCTGGATACTTATTCCAACCTGTGCGCACCTGAGAAGGAATAGAGGTGTCGTCATTTCTCGGCTACTTGGCCGAAGTTTTTTTTTGCTTCTGCCTGTGTCTGCTGGTTCAGGTTCCAGAGCTTTATAATCTCCGGGAAAATTGTGTAAATCGAAAATGTATCAAACTGATCTAACCAGTCATATACATCTTCTGGGAAATCCTGTCCCTTTTTCTGTGCTGCGTGTTTTGCCATTACGAATGCGACGTTTTCGAACATCTCCAAGTCCTCAATAGGAATGTCCGACTCGGACACCTTCTTTTCATTCTGCTTATCCTGTGATTTTTTTACGGACTTTTCAATTTTTGCCATGTCCTGAAAAATATCTCTCCGGAACTGAATCCGGTAGATCCTTGGAATTGCAGCAGAAGCGGCAAAAAGCACCTCTTTATCATCAATTTTAATTGTTTTTGTCAGCATTTTTATTCTCCCACAACTTTTTAATCTGCGTTAACAGCCTGTGCTGCTTCGGTGACTGTTTCCGGATAATACACTGTCTTATACCATCCGCTGTATACAGTGTCGTCTGTATCTACTGTGGTCTGAGCTTTTACACGTCCGTTTGGAAGCGGAGCATTGCTGATCGTAATTGTTTCTGTACCAGGTTCAATACTATCTTCTTTTGTCTGTGATTCGATTGACGGTCTGGTAGCTGTGCAATTGTAGAGAACTCGTCTGATTCCTTTCTGATCTCCGTCAAATTCAAACAGAAATGCAAATTTCTGTGTATCCGTAGAATCACTGATTTCATGCAGTACGCCTTTTTCGTCCTTCTTTTCTTTCAGGACATCCTGTCTGAAAGAATCCGGGATTAACGCAAATTCTGCATCTCCTTCATATCCGTTGTTTGCAGCTGACACATAATACTGGATTCCGTCTGCATAGAACGGTGAAATATCTCCATTTGCGTCAAGTGATATGGCTACAGATCCTGGAATCGCTTTCGGGACTTCAAAAGTAATTGTTCCATCTTCTCCTTCGTTCTGCAATGCGTAATGTGCGTTTTTAAGATTGTACTTAACTTTGTTATCTTTTTTACCCATCTTTATACCTCCATTTCGTATAAAACTTCGTACATTTTTTCTGAGTCAAGATATTCTCCTGTTTTGTCGTATGTGATTCCATACTTATCCAGGATGTCCTCTATCTTCTTTTCATTGTTCCAGTCCTTTTCATCTGAATACAATTCGATATTCAGAACGTCAATCTTTGCATATGTAATCCCGTCTGCGTGAAAATTATCGCTTCCCGGGATTCTCCATACAATAAAAGGCGGCTCTATCCAGTTATGAGTCGAAAAATGATCGTATTCATACGGCAAGCCGATTTCATTTAACATTTCTTTGATATTTTCAGCTGACATCATAGCCTTGACATGATCTCCTTTTCCAGCTCTGCTATTGCTGCCTGTTCTGCGGGTTCTACATGTTTGATTGCGGCTACCCTTCCGCCTCCTCTTTTCTGATGTCCTTTTTCAAGCAAATGCACCAGGGAGTATTTTGTATCGTGGATCGCAATAACTAAACTTGTAGAATTTTCTTTCACAACAGTTTTCTTCCATCCTTTTTTATACTTTCCGGTATTTACCGGGGATGTCTGTTTCAGCTTTGATACTGTCTTTTTTGCAACATTATTTACGCATTCCTTCGTTGTCTCAGCGCATTGTTTTCCATAGTCTTCAACAAGTCGATTTATTTCTGCTGCCAGATCATCAATTCTGATACTATCCGCCATTGTCGCCCCTCCTGTCTTTATACAACTGTACGATCTTTTCCAGTGACAGATATATTACAGGCGGTGTAGCGTCAAATTTCTCCTGAATCTGCACTATTTTGTATTGAGCTGGGTCATTTGATTTTTTTTGAGTATTCAGAATTACAATGTCAAGAGATTCTATGTCGTCCGCATTCAATGTTGCTGCCGGAATGCTCAATAGTTTTGTTATCTTGTTTCCTGCTGTCTGTGCATCAAAATAGCGTCTCTCTCCAATTGTGCGATTTCCGAAGCGAATGTCTTTGAGCTTGGTGTCTACAATCGTCCTTCCTTCTGTTTTGCAGATGCTCAGCATTCCGTCTGTAAACGTTTCAAACTGTTTACGCCTGGCTCTTGGCATATTCTTCCACCTTCTTTGCTATCTGCAGTCCAACGATCTCGCTTTTGTAGTTTTCCCAAAACTGCTGCAGTTCTCCGGAATACTCATACATTACAAGCTGAAAAATGAGTGTTCTTTCCTGGGTATCCCCCAGGAAATCGCACTCCCCTATTTTTCCGGCCAATGATGCCATGCCCCTTTTTATCATTCCAAGGAGTTTTTCGTCTCCTTTTGGATCGTCCCAGGTGATGTCCAGATAGTTTCTGACATCCTTCAGAAGTTTTGATAAATCATTTTCTGACATAGCACTCATTTTATCACTCCTTGGTTACAGTTACGGTATAAGTCTTTGTCTGCTCTCCGTCTGTGACTTTAACAGTTACAGTATTTGCTCCGGCGGTCCATGTGATCTTTCCACCGTTTGTTACTTTGCTGGATCCCGCAGTAATTTCAATCGCTGCTGTTCCTGATTTCGGAAACGCTGTGATTGTATTTGTTGCAGTTGTTGTTTTTGCTGTGTATGCGTCTGTGTCGCTATCAAATTTCGGTGAGAGAGTTAATCCTCCGATTCTCAGATCAGACAGCAGTGCATTATCTACGTGCTCCTCCTGTTTGCTTACGACCTCAAAGCGAACCGGATGCAGATCTGTAATATCCAGAACGACAAAAGCATTGTTGTCCAGTGCGAATCCGTGAGCGTATAACTTGATAAGGTATACTCTTTCATCTTCCAGGAATCTGTATTCATCTGAATACTCAATCTTTCCGTTTTTGGACATTCCTACGCCAAGGAAGTACTTTCCGGCCATTCCGTATACTGCAGTTCCTTCTGTAACTGCTGCCGACTGGATGATTTCCAGAGGAATCGGAAGTGTTGAAACATATACGCCGTCCGGAGACATTGCGCGTGTTGCCGGAAGGATTCTTTTCCAGTAATCTACCGGATTTACGATCATAATCAGGTTATCTACTGTTCTTGCCTGGCCTTTGCTGTTTCTTGCATGATAGATGTTACATTTCCAAGCTGGATCATATCAAGAGCTGTCATTTTGATAGTCTCTTTTTCCGGATATTCTCCAGACACAACGTTCACTCCGTCTCCTACCTGGCGCGCCATTCCGATTGGCATGTCTTTTCCGGTACCATTTACGATTCCGTACTCAAGTCCATTCGCAAGAGCTTCTGTGAGCACCTGTCGCACATAGTTATCTAACCATGCAGGGCCTAAGTCAAGCATAGCTTTTGAAACTGGCAGGAATGCGCTCAGTTTATCCTGAGTTACGTCTACTTCTTTGAATCCAGATGTCAGTTCTTCAATGATCTTACTGCTGAGTTTGCCCCATGCTGCTTTCTGCTCTCCGTTTGTGTTCAACATCATTCTTGTGAGACCAGTTACAGTTGTCGCATTTAATTTTGACAGCAGCGGATGATTTGTTGTCAGTTCTTCAAATACAGAATCAATGATTGTCTCCGGGAAAACAGTCTCAATATTGTTGAGGGCCTGCTTTGGATCCGAAGATTTCATTGCGTCAATTACTTTTTCGTAATACTCTCTTTCTGCGCTTGTGAGCTGACGCACACCTCTCTGCGCAAGTACATTCATATCACTCTGATTTACAAGCTCTTTCGCCTGTTCAAGCACGTTCTCCTCAATATCCTGGCATAATTCCAGATATGCTTTTGAAAATGCTTCTGAATCATTCTCTTCAACAGCTGCGTTCATTCTGTTGAGGATTTCCGTTCTCTTTAATGCGGCAAAATCTTTATTTTTCATTTTACTCTCCTTTTTTGAATCCCTGCAGAAATCCCTGCAGTGTGTGTTTCTCTGGTTCTTCCGGTTTCTTTCCCGGTTCGGGTTTCTGTCCTTTCTGCATAAGCTCCAGCTGTTCTCTGAAAGACTTCGTATCTTTCATATGCTGCATAACTTCCTGGAGACGTTTCTGCATTCCTTCTTTTGTCGTGTCTCCCTCTGGCGCGTGTCCGTAATCCTCTACCTTGTCGATCAGACCATATTCCAGACAATCATCCGGAGTCAGGAAGGTTTCTGCCTCCATCATGTCTGCAAGCTGCTGTTCTTCCAGATTTGAACGCTCAAGGAAGATTTTCCGATTGCTTGCCGTAAGTACGTCAAGATCATCCGCTGTCTTTCTCAGCTCTCTTGCATTTCCGGATGCAGTTACCCATGGTTCGTGGATCAGTGCTGTTGTTCCTACGCCCATGATTCTTTCGTCACATGCCTGTAAAATCACAAAAGCTACGGAATACGCCACTCCATCAACGATTCCTTTTACATGGCTTCCGGACTGCTTCAAAAGGTTGTAGATAGTTACTCCCTCTTTTACAGATCCGCCATTTGAATTGATATGTAATTCAATCGTATGGTCTTCCGGGATTGCCGCAAGCTGATCGCGGAAATACTTCGCAGATGTCTCGCTTTCGGTATATGACCATGTTTTCCAGTCAAATTCTCCATACGCTGATACATCATCATAGATGTACAACAAATGTACCGCCGGATCTGCTGCCTGCTTAAAACAGTAATTTGTTTTATTCTGTGTTTTTTCCATTCCCGCCATTTTCTCCACCTCCTTCCAGGCTGTTCAATAAATCCTGTACTGTGCTGTAATTCTTTGTAATAAAATGCTGGTTCGCCCATTCCTCATTAATCTGCGGCTGTCCCATTGCGCGCAGGATCATGTTAATCGTATGCGTTCCAGACTGTACCAGCTTGTCAATCTGCGTCGCATTGCTGAATATGTCAACATGCTTAACGTGTGACGTGTCTACCATGCAGCGGCTGCCCTTCAATACGGCTTTCCCGTATTTTTTGCGGTTGATTTCGCTTTCTAAGGATCCGGCTAATGGATCCAGTGCAACAGTCAGTAGTTCGTCTATTGCCTTGCTGTTGTCCTGCACGTCCCCTTTCAGGATTGACGGAGGGATTCCTATTGCCCTCGCTGTAAAGTCGAATACATCATCATACAGTGCTTTTATGTCTCTTGTTGTTGTTTCATTGTAGTTCTTTGATCTGTTCGTTTCTGTGAATGTATACCCTTCGAACAGTGGCAGAACTGCATTTTCACTTTCAAAGAATGTCTTAAAATAATCATTCAGCAACTTTTTGAGAGTATCATCAAAGTTTTTGCTGTTCTGAGCTACGGCTGATATGTCCAGAGTCCCTTTTGAGCCATGTGACTGCATAAAGGTCTTTGCTCCGTACTGGATCAGCTTCGCATAGGATCCATATAGCCCCTGCAGTATCGTATTTACATTTTTCCAGTTCGGTTTTAGGTAAAGAACATCTGTTGACCTAAACGACCTCTGAAAAGTGTAATCATCAATCTGCACCTGACTGTATGTGTTCCCGTACAGTGCGCTTCTGGTTGTACAGAACGAATCTGCCACATAAAGCTGTCCATCTATTCCCGCAACAACCAACGCCTCTCCATTTCTGAACATTTTTTCGATCAGTTTGTCAAAAAACTGCTGTTTATTCTGGTTTCTGTTTGGTTCGTAGTTCCAAGTGTAATATTCGTCACGGAATATTTCGTCACCATTCAGGAATGTACGAATCTCGCATTTTCCTAACATTTTTGCAAGAATCTGAATCGCTCTCTGAAAAGCTAATTCCCTCAGATAAATTTCTGTCATTATGCTCTCGATCGGATTGTCTGCAATCTCAATTCGAGACACATTTTCAACTGACTGCTCTGGTTCTGGCTGCTCTGGTTCTGGCTTCCCCCGTATCAGATTCCTGAATGAAAATCCCAACCTTTCTCACCCCCTTTCAGTAAGTCATTACTCCAATATCAGGCACTGCTGCCGTTTGTGCGTATGGGATCATATCCTCTATCGCCATTGACGCAACAAGCGCCATGAACGGGTCTGTTTTTCTGCTTTTTGCTTCAATTTTCCCGTATACATAGTTTCCTATGTCTGCATCATCTTTCTTTCCTGGTTTCCTCCCGTAGGAATCATTTTTGTATTGTTCGTCCCCCAGCGGAGCACCGGATTGTCTCCCCAGATAAAATTGTCATTTGCAAAGCAACTATCTATCACTGTTGCAACTCTCATTATGTCTGAGGGCCGTACAAGTTTTAAATTTTTATATACTTTTGCGTCGAATCCGATTTCCCGGAGTGCTGCTGCCAGCAAAGCATATCGGTAATCATCAATCGCAATTCCTTTTATGCAATATTTCATCATTGCTGCCTGAATATAATCAGTGATGATCTCCGGATGTATCTCCACATCATCCACATTGTCAGCAATCCTCTCCGTCTCCACTCTTCCAGAGGAGCTTTTATCCTTGGAATATCTTTTGACTGGCTACATAACCATGAATGGTTAATGTCGTACCGGATATTTTCATCCCTGAAATGCAGATTTACGGAAACAAGGTCCGTAATCTTCGAGAAGTCAATTCCGCAGGTACATGTCCATCCTGACAGATCCGGTATTTCTCTGTTCGTGAGCTTTATTTTCTCGTAAGAACATACTTTTATGTCTGTGGATCCGCTTGGGATGTTCATTCTCTTTGTCATAAATGCAGTGAGACGTTCCGGATGCGCTAACCAGTCGTTGTACTCTTTTCGCATTTCTCCCATTAATGTCGGGAGATATGGCAAGGACGGGTTTGCCTTTTCCCAGTTCTTTTCGTCGTATACTTCTTTTTTACTGTCCAGTCTGCAGATAAATGGCAGCATACCATTGTCCGGAAGATCATCAAAAAGAATGTCCGTTGCAGTTCCAAGCATATCGTCAAGCGGTCCTTCTCTTATATCTCCCTGTGTGGTGTAGTAGGACCGGCGTGGATGTGGTTTCTTTCCAAGTCCGGTTGTGAACACTTCAATGTTTTTGTAATCCTGGTACTGGTGAATCTCGTTAAACACCACCATGCCGGAGCGCATTCCGTCTTTTCCGGACGGGTTATTTGTACGTCCCAGAATCGTTGATTTCGTTTCTGTTCCTACTACCTTCTCGGATGTCCAGTAATAAAATTTTTTTAATTTTTTCGTGTGTTCAGGCGTTTCAAGAGCTTCCACCACGTCTTTGACGGGTCTTAGTGCCTGATCTTCGTTATTTGCACAAATGTCCACATCATACGCCCTGATTCCGTTGTACGGACTTACCAGGCAGGCAGATTCCCACGCTATTGTTCCGTCCTTTCCTGCGCCCCTTCCAAGCATACAGAAAAGATCTGGCCAGCGCGGAGTCTTCGATACCCTCCAGTATGTGCAATCGTGCAGTCCTACTACAAAAATCTGCCAGGGAAATAACTTTTCAAACGGGAAATATTTTGCAATCCCGATATATTTCGTCAGCTGTTCGCTGTCTGTGTATATGTCTTCGTTTTTGAAACAACTTCTGACGTGTGATACCAGTGCTTTGACTTCCCTGGAAGCTCTGATTTTCTCAGACTCTACGGCCTCCATGAACTCCTCTATGCGTGGATCACAATTCGTCATCATCATCCCCCTTTATTGTTTCTTTCGTTGTCAACTCCAGCTTGTCCAGAATCATCAGCATCTGTTTGTTGACAGCAACCAGATCTTTGACCGACTGGTTCTGTTTTACAATCGTTGCCTTCCCGCTTGCGGATGTGGTCTCAAAGGTCACGCCGCGCTTTTTTATATCTGTTTTTAGCTTCTTTTTGACATCATAGAGGGTCATATAGTCGTCCAAAAGGTCTTTGAAGACGGAAATATCTGCCTGTTTTTTTCTCAGCTGCTCTTTTAAGCTTTCTAATATATCCGCTTTTTTTTCGGCCATTTTTTCACCCCTATTTTTTTATTTT